GATGTAAAACGCTTTTTCACTCGTTGTTTACTCATCTAAGTTTGCTCCTACTCTTATAAAAAAGTAGGGCTTGTAGTGACCGCCCTGATAACTACAGAGGCCCTACACTATTATTTAACGAATTGACAAAATAATAAACTAATACGTTATGATTTTAAACCAGCTAAATAAGTATAGAAGATTCTAGGAAGCCAACATGCACCACGACATTTTAGATGTTATACGTAACATACAAGATCTATATGAAAACAACAGTAGCCTTGCTGTATTGAAGGATTTTGAACGAGTTCTAGACGAGATGGATATGTATGTCTACGAAAACTGGGAAGATGGTGAACTAGCCTACGGACCTAAAGTAGATCGTCACTGGATAACTGCTGGCTTTATGTGGCCCAAGGACAAGATGCCTAATCCAGTTGCTGCCAAGCGACTAACAGAATTAGGATGCAAAGTACTTTATCAAAAGAGCCATTTAGTAGAACCACGTAAGATTAAGACAGAAAGCGATCTACGTCCAGGAACTAAAAAGGGTAAATTAGATCGCCATCCGATATGGATTGTTGAAATCCAAATGCCAAAGACTGTAGCATTTGATATCTATAGAGGATACATGGATAAATTAAAAAATGAAAATCAATCTTCTATAGAACAGGGTGGCGGAGCACTTCCCCCAGCAGGCGGAGCACCAGGCGGAGCAGGAGCACCTCCTCCAGCACCAGGCGGAGCAGGAGCACCAGCGGCAGGCCCAGCACCAGGCGGAGCTCCAGCATGAAATTAAATGAAAGTCTTAAATCCGGCGACTTGAGAAATCTAGTCGATAAAGTTTTTGGTATCGACGGTCATAAGAGTAAAATTGGTAATGACGAAGATACTGTGGTATTAAGTTTTACTGTTAGAAATGAAGAGCCAGCGAAAGATTTAGAAAATTTTGTCGAAATGGGTTTTACATATGTGTTAGATGCAGATGTAACACCCGGTGAAGGTGACGATGGTAAGTATCAAGTTTTTGTTGAATTAGAAAGATCGAGACACGTTGCTGAACAAGTATATGAAATAATCGAAGGTATTAAAAAATTAACAGACATGGATGATATGCGGTTTCGTTATTTTAAGGGTTTTAAAAGCCAACCTGCTACACTACCTGAATTAACAGCCGGTATTCCTAAAGATAGAAGTTCTTACAAACTTGCAACTGAAGAACATAAGTTAAATAACTTTAGTGAATTTTTTAGAAATAGTTACGCCGATAAAATGATTGTAGATGAAAGTTTACAATTTAAAAGCACATATGGTGAGCGAGTGAAATTTGAAATTGTAAACAGTGGTCCTAAGAGCGATGTTTACGATAGCATACAAGGTCCTATTATGTTAGAGCATAGGGATATTTCGGAAGTATTGTTTTTAACTAAGTTAATTGGTAATTACAATATAACTAAAATTAGTGATACATTTATATTTGAAAACAGCGGATGGGCTGTTGCACTTAAAAGGAAATAATAATGAGCGACGGATTTAAATTTGATTTTACATTAGCAAAGTTTAAAGCAATTATCGGTAACAATCCATATGCCGATCATTGGTACGAAGCGTTATGCGAAACACTTCCAGATTATGATATCGACACTGTAGAACGTGTTGCGGCCTTTCTAGCACAAACAGCGCACGAATCAGGCAACTATACTGCAATCAAAGAAAACTTAAATTACAAAGCAGAAAGTCTTTGCAAAGTATGGCCACGTTATTTTAATCCTAGTAATGCAAATGAATATGCACATCAGCCAGAAAAGATTGCTAACAGAGCTTATGCTAATCGTATGGGCAATGGTCCAGAAGAATCAGGCGATGGTTGGAAATTTTGTGGGCGAGGACTTATCCAATTAACTGGTAAAGACAATTATACTCGTTATGCACAAGCAACAGAGCAGTCACTAGATGAAGCTAGTGAGCATTTGACAACATTTGAAGGTTGTGTACAAAGTGCCGCGTGGTTCTGGGAAGCTAATAACTTAAACCAATACGCAGATAACGGAGATATCCTAACGATGACCAAACGTATCAACGGCGGTACATTGGGATTAGAAGATCGTCAAAAGCATTATCAACACGCATTACATGTCCTAGGGGCTTAAGATGGGTCAAATTGGATGGATGTTAAGTCTTATTCCAGATAGCATTTTTGTTTGGATCTATTACCTACTTACAATTTTAGGTGTTAGCTTATACATTGCCAGTAAACTTGTAAAGTGGATTCCTATGATGGGTCAATACAAACTGCCGGCAGAATTAGTCGGAGTTTTATTACTAGTAGTCGGTTCTTACTTGTTCGGCGGGTACGGTGTTCAAAAAGCATGGTTAGAACGTGTAGCTGAATTAGAAGCTAAAGTCAAGGCTGCTGAATCTAAATCACAAGAAGTTAATACTGTGATACAAACTAAAATCGTAGAACGTGTTAAAGTTGTAGAAAAGAAGGTTGAAGTTGTTAAGAAAGAAATTGAAGTTCAGAAAGAAGTTATTAATGCCGAATGTAAGATTAATGATGTTGCTATAGAACTTTACAATAAAGCAGTTAGCGATCCAACAGAGGTTAAAAAATGAAAAAATTACTTTTAATAATTTTCATTTCTACACTAACTGCGTGTAGTACAACTGCACCAGTAATAATGAAATTTCCCGATGTACCACAGACTCTTAAAGAACCTGCTGGAAAATTATCACCGTTAGATACTAGTAAAAAGGTAGAATTAAGCGACATCATAGAAAATGCTAACGAAAATGCTGGTAAATATTATGAGTTGCGTGAGCGATATAATGCGTGGATAGAATGGTATACTGAACAGAAGAAAATATTCGAATCAGTTAAATAATAGCATAACAGCCAAAAAGGAGCGAACTAGATGGCAAATGAACAAGTAACAAGCGAACAAAAGAAAGAAGATTGGATGAACAGCAAATGGCGTCCAATGATGGGCTGGATGTACATGGTTGTCTGTATGATGGACATGGTCATATTTCCAATCCTATGGAGTCTCTTACAAACATTTACCCATACACAAATTACACAATGGAATCCGCTAACACTACAAGGTGCCGGTTTATTCCATATCGCTATGGGTGCAGTTTTAGGTATCGCGGCATTCGGTCGCACCCAAGAAAAATTAGGCGGAGCGAACAATGGCGGAGCACAACCAGTATCATCAAGCAACTTTACAGCACCTAGCGCACCTGCGTCAGGATTCGGTGCACCGACAGGGGGATTCGGTTCTCCAGCCACAAGCGGGTTTGGGGCTCCTGCGCCAAGCATGGCTTCAGCACCAGCACCAGCAAGCAGTTTCGGAGGCGGCTTTGGAAGCCCATCTCCAGACACTACAGCAAGCGGAAAAAAAATAGTACCTGATTTCGGTCAACCAGCAATTTAAAGGAAATTAATATGAAAAAATTATTAGCATTATTAGCCATTGCAGTTGCTAGCACAGCATTTGCAGGTGGCGAAACTAAAGAAGTTTGCACACCTAAAGTAGATAAAGCAGGCAAAGCTGTAATGGATAAGAAAACTGGTAAGCAAGCTCAAGATTGTAAAAAAATCAAAGTACACAAGAAAGTAGAAGGCGATAAGGTTCCAGAAAAGAAAAAGTAATCAAACTCTTGACAGGCTCCACTTAAGATAGTATAATTACTATTATTAATTGGAGCCTTTTTTACGACTATGACTGATTATTACCAAACACTGGGCGTTGGCGAAGGTGCTAGCCCAGATGAAATAAAACGAGCATATCGAAGCTTGGCTAATAAACACCATCCAGACAAGGGCGGTGACCAAGCCCGATTCAAAGATATTAGCGTTGCTTACGAAAATCTAAGCGACCCGCAAAAGAAAGCCGAGTACGATCAACAAAGACAATACGGCGGTGGACAACAATTCCATTTTAACACCGGTAACCCATTCGGTGGACAACAACACCCATTCGGAGATATGTTTGGAGGTGGTCACCCATTCGGGGATATATTTGCCCATATGCGTGGAGGGCATCCAAACATGCGAAGGAATCGTGATTTAAACATACAATGTACTGTATCGTTTGTCGATAGTTTCCACGGAAAACAACTAGAAGCAAATTATCAATTACCAAGTGGTCGTAATCAAAATGTTGTTATTAATGTGCCTGCAGGAATACGACACGGTGATACTATCAGATATTCCGGACTAGGTGATGACTCATTCCAAGGCGTAGTTCGAGGTAATTTAAATGTTACTATTTTAGTTCAGCCCGATCCGGTATATAGAAGACAAGAAGATGATGTGTATATGACTGTAAACATCACTCCTATCGAAGCTATGATAGGTTGTAAAAAGACTATTAAGACATTGACTGGTCAGACTATGGATTTAGATATACGTCCCGGTGTAGAATCAGGAGTAGAATATGCTAGTAATGGTCATGGATTTGTAAACGTGAATATCGGCAACAGAGGAAGATTTGTATCAGTTATTAATATTAAATCAACTGCTATAACTAATCCCGAACTAATAGAAAGATTAAGACAACTAGATGCTGAAATTACACAAGGAAGATGATCCGATTCTTAAACAACCAGCAGAAAATTGGGATTTTGAAAATCACGTTAATGCGGCTGTTATAGAACAAGAAATGTTAGAACTCATGCGGGCTAGCAACGGAATGGGACTAGCAGGAAATCAAGTCGGCTTGTTACGCAGAGTGTTTGTTATGCGCACAACCGATGGACGTGAATTTGGATGTTTTAATCCATGGATCATGTTCGGCGATAATGATTTTATTACAGGTGATGAAGGATGTTTGAGTTTTCCAAACTTATGGCTTAAGGTTCCACGCCATAATAAAATTACTGCCAGCTATCTTGACAATGCCGGGAAACCATGTATAATAGAACTTGAAGGCCTAGATGCCAGATGCTTCCAACATGAATTGGATCATTTAAATGGTGTAACATTTATCGAATATGTAAGTGATTTGAAACTAACAATGGCTAGAAAAAAACAAAGGAAATTAAATGGTTGAACCAAGCGACAATCTACAAGCGGTATTTGAACGTGCAATTGACACTGCTAAAAAGCTACATCATGAATATCTTACCATAGAGCATTTGTTATGTGCTATGCTAATGGAAGATTCTTTTGTTTCATGCCTGCAGGAATTTGGTGCTAAACCAGAAACTTTAAAGAATCAATTACTAGATTACCTACAAAATAAATGCGGTGAAATTACAGTAACAGATGTTGTAATTAAACCTAAAAAAACACAATCAGTAGAACGTGTTCTTAATCGTGCGTTCACACAGGTACTGTTTAATGGTAGACAGAAAATCGAACCAACTGATGTATTCTTAGCAATGCTCGGAGAAAAGCGCAGTTGGGTTTATTACTTTGTTGCTCTTGCTGAAATTGACAAAGACAAATTTGCTAGCTTTATTAATTCTGCTGGCGAAGAACAAGAAGAAGAACAAGAAATCAGCAGCCAAAGTGGTAAAATCTTACAAGCATATACCACTAACTTAAATGAGCAAGTTAAGAAAGGCAAAGTTGATCCAGTCATCGGCCGTATCGACGAATTGGAAAATATTGCCCTAGCACTTGGTCGTCGTAGTAAGAATAACGTGATTCTAGTTGGAGACCCTGGTGTAGGAAAAACTGCTATAGCAGAAGGACTTGCATTTAATATCGTTAAAGGTGCTGTTCCTGATTTTCTAAAAGACTATACAGTTTTTAATCTCGATATTAGTGCTATGCTTGCCGGTAGCAAGTATCGTGGAGATTTTGAAGAACGCTTCAAAATGATTCTCAAGATCTTGACTAAGAAAGGTAAGACCGTATTGTTTATCGATGAAGCTCATATGATTAGCGGTGCTGGTAGTGCTGGTAACTCTGCGAACGATCTTGCCAACATGATGAAGCCTGCATTGAGTAAAGGTAACATTAAAGTTATTGCATCGACTACGTGGGAAGAATACCGTAAGCACTTCGAAAAGGATCGTGCATTGATGCGTCGATTCCAGCGCATTACAGTTGACGAGCCTACACAAGAAGTTACTATGCAGATCCTTAAAGGTATTAAGAAATACTATGAAGGATTTCATAATGTTAAAATCCGCAGTGATGCACTTCAAGCGGCTATTAAATTAAGTGTAAAATATCAAACAGATAAGAAACTTCCAGATAAAGCAATTGATTTGATTGACCTAGCGTGTTCACGTTTCAATCTTAAACTAGCAGATGAAAGAACTATTGGCGAACGTGAGATTCAATTCGAACTTGCCAAGATGGTACAGATGCCTGAAGAAAAGATCATGGAAACTGAAAGCTCTACTATGTCTTCATTACAAGATAATGTACAAGCAGATGTATTTGGACAAGATCAAGCAGTTATTGAAATAGTAGATAAAATTATTGTTGCCCAAGCTGGATTAAAAAGTGAGAACAAACCTATTGGATCTTTTGTATTCATGGGTCCAACTGGTACAGGTAAGACTGAAACTGCCAAGTCATTAAGTAAGCACTTGGGTGTTAAGTTACTACGTTTCGATATGAGTGAATATCAAGAGAAGCATAGTATTTCTAAGTTAATTGGTAGCCCTCCTGGTTATGTTGGCTTTGAAGAAAATGCTGGCTTGTTGATTACACAGATTCAAGAGAATCCAAATGCTGTACTATTGTTTGACGAAGTAGAAAAGAGTCATCCAGATGTTTCAACTATCTTGTTGCAGATGATGGATAATGGATTTATTACTGGTTCAAATGGAAAGCAAGCGGACTGTCGTAACTTGATCCTTATCCTTACTACTAATGCTGGTGCGGCCGATGCTGATAAAAATGCTATCGGATTTGGAGCACAACAAAAAGACTATAGCGATAAAGACCTTAAAAAGTTCTTTACACCTGAGTTTAGAAATCGTTTAGATGCTGTTATTACTTTTAACAAACTGCATCGTGAAACAGTTGTCAAGGTAGTTGAAAAGTTCCTTGAAGAACTGCGTTCACAAGTTAAAGATAAAGGTATTAAGGTCAAAGTCGATCGCGATGCTATTAACTGGCTAGTAGATAATGGTTACGATAGCAAGATGGGTGCTCGTCCATTGCAACGTGTTATTGACAAAGAAATTAAGAAAGATCTTGCTAAGATGATGTTGTTCGGTGAATTGCGAGGAGGCGGATGGCTAACTGTAAGTGTTGTTGATAATAAGATCACACTTGCGGCTAAGGGTAAAACATTAGATATACCTTTACTAGCTATCGAGGAAAGTAAAGAAAATGCTAACCAAGATAACTAATCGCCTCTTTAGTAACAAGTACCAATATAAAGTAGTATTAGTCTGCGGCGGCGCTTCTTATTTTAGAGATAAAGATTTCGATCAAATAAGACAGCGTCTAGCAGATTTTAATTTTGAAGCTCATTACTATAAAAATGCAGGGATTAAAAATCAAGAAGAACTTGACTGGACTTTTAAGTTACTAGTGACTCTACAGAATTTGACCGATTACAGCATACGAGTCGAGCAGCCATTTATATCAATTTATACAAATACTAAGAAAGATGTCGATAAGTTAATCAATCTCGAACCGAGTAAAGTTAAGTATATCAGCGTCCCTCCTAGTAATAATACTCTAATTGAAAATACTATTATTTCGAGTAAGATTGACTTTGACTATCGTATTACATTAGGGAAAACTACCCGTGAGCATTCAGCTTTTGTTAACTGGGCTAGTAATAATACGAAGCTTAGATTGACTAAAAGCTGTATCAAAGAGCTACATAAAAATCGCAGTTGGGGCGGAACTTACTTCTATATTACTGGGGATAATAACCTGTTAATGGCTAGAATGCACCTAGGTGAAGCTATAAACAGGGTAGATCGCATAGTAAAGACTAATCCATAAGTCCGTTAGGCGATAAATACTCTAACCGCAGAGTATTCTGCTGTCTTTTAATTACGGATCAAAAATGCGCATACAAGAACTGCTAGAAGGTAAATTTTTCAATGATTTGGATTTTGTCAAACCTACTGAAAATGGTCGCGAGCTAGACTACGATATAACAGAAGATATAGCATATTTTATGAATCACGACGATAATGCATATCGTCGCCATACTCATCCAGCTATCATGCACTGTGTAGATAACATGAAACGTCATGTTAAGCCTAAAGCAGATGTATTTGAGCCTGCTATTAAAGAATGTTACAAGATGTATGTCAAGCAGTTTCCAATCCGTGAACTTCCAAACGATTTAGACGAAGAAACTATCAAACAAATTTGTGATAAAATGCACGAAGAAGTCCTCCAGCACATCGGTGATGGAAAGTATAAGGATTAATTGTGCGACTACGCGAGCTGTTTATCCGTGAAACTGTCGCTACTGCCCAAAAACAGCTAGGCAGAGCTTTCAACCATCCGGAACATTTTGTATTCTTCCACGGTGCCGCAGGTACATTAGAAGCACTACAGCACTTTGAAGAAGTTGCGCTCGAGCAACCAGGTACAACTACTGTACGTAAGAAGTGGGATGGTAATCCTCAGATCTACTGGGGTAGGGAACATAAAGGCGGGCCATTAGTACTAGCCGGGCATAACGGCTGGTCTCGCGGTGCTAAGACTACTAGTCCGGAAGAAGTAGCTGATTTTATTGCTAATAAAAGCGGCAAACCTGGAACACCTGAACAAACCGCTGAACGTAACCGTTTCGCACAAGAGTTCGCTAGTTTATATCCTATATTCGATCGAGCCACTCCTAAAGACTTCGAAGGGTTTGTCTATGCTGATGGATTATTCCTTAAGCGTCCTGCGTTAGACAAAGACGGTATCTATACATTCTGTCCTAATCCTAATAGTAATACTTGTTACCATGTAAGAAGTGACAGCAAGTTAGGTCAACGTATTACTAACGCACAAGTTATGGTTACTGGTCACGGTTATTTCCCACACTTCGGAATGCCTGATAATCAACAAAAACCTAAAGATGACTTTAGCGAGTTTAATAGTACTGCATCGTTGATTGTACAAGGTCCAATTTATAATCCAACTGCACCCCAACATGATATTAGTGTTATAAAACCTTTAAAAGATTATGTAACCAAGCATGGTCGTGTAATAGATGCGTTTATTAACAGTATTCCGCCTACCGATAAAGAAGGTATTTTTTATAAATTTGCCAATGCTATGAGCAAAACAGGCGCATTTGATGCTATCGATAACCAGGGATTCTTCAACTGGCTAGCTGATCCTAAGAATAAGATCAGCAACAATAAGCGTATGCATATTGAAGCTATGAGTAAACAGCATCTCGGCGCATTAGACGGAATATGGCATTTAATGAAGAAAATCAGACATTTAAAAGACCAGCAACACAGTGCCCTAGAAGCACAGCCTAAGCCGGATATATGGGACACAAACGGTGAAGGTAACGTGAGATATGCTCAGCCAGGAAAGCATAAATATGGTAATGTAAAGTTCGTTCCTACAAGTTGGACACCTAAATGAGATTAAGACGGTTATTCGAAGCACACCATAAAGCTACTGCGGCATTTTGCTTTGGTCGCTTTAATCCTGCCCACCAAGGGCATGCCAAAGTGTGGGAAGCTGTTGCTCACGCTGGGCAACATTGGTATATCGGTACTAATCCAACAACTATCGGTCCTAACGACCCATTACCATTTGATGTTAAAAAAGCATGGATGTCTGCTATTGATCCGCATGTTAAGGGTCATATCATAGGTGAAAAAAGCGTTGTTACTCTTGCCAGCAAGATATATGAAACAGTAGGCGATAATGCAACTGTCGCTTATATAACAGATGCACAAGATTGGGCATGGAGTGGAAAACTATTGCACGATTATAATGGTAAAGAAGGACCACACGGTTACTATAACTTTGCTAAAATTATACATATAGAAAGTCCTCGAGTAACTAGTGCTACTGATTTGCGAAATGCGGCTCGGGCAGGCGATGAGGAGACATTTTATCGATTAGCTGGAGTTGATCCTCAACTAACAATTCGTGGTAAGACTTATTTTGAAACTGTTGCAGAAGCATGTGGGCATCATCCTGAAAAAGTTAAACGTGCCAAGAAAGAAAAAGCATTAGCAGAAAAAAGTACTAGTGAAAAGCAAGCTCGCTTTATGGCCGCTGCCGCACACGATCCTGCATTTGCCGCACGTACTGGCATTAAACAAAGCGTAGCTAAAGAATTTAACAAAGCTGATACTGGCACTAAACAGTTAAGCAATGCAATGAAGCATAAAAAGAAAATGGAAGATGCCGCAGGCGTAGGCACTATTGATAAACAAAACTCAACTGTAGA